TACAAAATCAGTAGCATAACTCTTGCATGCAAGAGGTGGCTCAAAGCGTTTTCAGCGCACTAAACTTTTCTTCCAACCCAAATCCAGCACTTTACTGTCCTGAATTTCCTATCATACAATACAACCTTACTACCCAAAACTCCCCCCCAGAATCTAACCTAAACCAAACTTACCCAGCCCAATCAAACCCAACCCTCGGGTAGTCATACGTCGTCCGTGGACGGTTCGACGCCTCTGACTTTCTCAACATGGATTCTCTCCCTGTTGCGGCCCACCTTGCCAATGCTGCCGAGTTTAACGCTTCAAGTTATCTCGCCGGTATTGCTGCCAAGGCTTCCACGCAAGCTTACGACAGTTCGCTTGTGGTTCCCTTCCCCGCTCTTGACCCCAAAATCAAATCTGCTGTAGCTTCCCAGTTTCGCAATGTCTCCCTCCGGTTTTGCGGCGACAGAGCTGCCACCCCGCCCCTCAGTGGGCACATCTTCCATTCTGTCTTTCGCCATGCCGTTCGTGCGCGCTTCGAGCAAAAGCGTTCGGTTGTACGCGAATCTCTCCCAACCTTGGTCATTGGATCAGCTTTTCGTGAAGTCCAAGACTACGGTTCTAACCCCAACATCTCTTACTGGTTCTACGCTAACGAACCCAAGGACACTGACCGCATTGTCAGACCCATGCTCCAAGCCATCTCCTCCAAAGCCAATGAACTCGCCCGCAAGTCATCCGTCCGTTTTCAAACCCGCACTCTCAACCACAATGCCGCCCTCGCCATGCTCTCCAAACTCGACGCCCAAATTCCAGTCACCTGGCAAGAATGGTCAGCCCACTTTGGACAGAAAATTCCTTTCCCAACCAATCCCCGCTCCCTGCGCTCCAAACTGCACTCTCTGATCTCCTCCCAAAATCCCAACAACTCCTTGGCTGTGAAGGAAGCCCGCACTGTCCGTCTCACGAACGCCCGTGAGGCCATGCGTGCCTACCAACAGCTTTGTGCTGAACCCAAACTGCTCTCTGCTAACCAACCTGTCTATTTCCACAAATTTGTCTGGGGACCCAACTACACCCACCCAGATCCTGACAAACCCCCTTACCGAGCAGTCCTACATGACGTCGGCTACTCCTTCAATGACGAAACGTGGTTCAAAATTTTTGAAACCACCGGAGTCACTGTGGCAACCGGCTACATGTTCTGCCCTACCCGGCTTGTGTTCCCAGAGATGGTGGAGGACCCAACCTACACTCTGGAACTGATTCCCAACCAGCCCCTCGCAAACCCTCTTGCCGCCTGGTGCAATTCCAACCATTGGGATAAACCAGTCCACACCGTCGCCAGACTCACCTTTCGAGGTGATGATGGAAATGGTTACCAAGAGGACTATGAGGCCTGGAAGTCCTACCTAACCCGTCGCGTCATGGTCCCAAAAACCGACCTTGGCTACTGCCTACTTCTTGACATTGAAGAAAGGCAAGGCGACTACATTATCTACAATGTTTCCCGTGTTTCTGTCCGCGTTCAAGTGCCCTGGAGTATCGAGGTCCCGAAAAGCCAGCACTTCCTACGCGTGTTTGACATTCTTCACTACTACGAATCTGCCTCTGACCCCCTCACCAATTCTGGCCCTCAAAGAAGGTACATCTCGGTACTTGAATCAGAATGGTACGAGATCACCCTCTACATTGAGAGGACTAACCCTGACAGCCGCTGCTTCCATCTTGCTCTCACCTCGGCTTACCGCAAAGCGTTTGCCATTCTTGAGAGTAACGATGAATCCAAACGCTGGCAACTCAACCCTGCCCGTCTCTGTTCTGTTGTTCTCTGTGCTATCCTTCACACCAAAGCCCGCCAGTTGGTCATTGAATCCCAGATGGCCCAGCAACCGGACAATTCTTTCCTGAGTCTTCTCAATTACTTTTCTAACTTCTTCAACACCTCCCTTGTCTTCACCTACCAGTCTCTCCAACTCCTCGTCGGTGCTGGCATTGAACTTGTCTCACGCCCAGAAATGTGTGTCAAGAAGTTCAATTCCTGGGACTGCCGCGATGAATTTGGCACTTCCCTTCTTCCAGACTCTGTTGGTTCCCATTTTGATGCCTCCCTGCTTGTACACCCCCCTTCTGTTGTCGATTCTATCTCCTGTGCTGTCTGCAAATCCCTTCACCCGGCCACACTGGATGGGCAAATAATCCAGTGCAACCCATCTGAAGACTCTTCCTGGGATTTCTGCCTTTCCATGGAAGATATTCAGGCCCTCAACAGCAGGTTGGCCACTCAACTCTCAGCTCTCTCGACCCCCGCTGAGACTGTTGGTCTCCACACTGTTCTAACCAATGCTAAGAAAGCTCTACCCATGCTCCCAATCTCCCACAAAGTCCAAGTTCTTGTCTTTCTCGGTGGTCCTGGTGTTGGAAAAACCCGCTTTGCCGCTAGGCATAGGGCAACGGCCGACACCCTTGTTGTCTCCCCCTATGATCTTTCCAGTGCCTACAAATCCTGCCCTGCCAAGTTCCTCACCCAACACAAGGCTGTTACTAACACAACTGTCTTCCAAAGGGTCATAGTGGACGAATTCCAATCCATGGATCTGGACCTCCTCACTGTCATCCTTGAAAAGGCCAAACCCTCTGTCCTTGAACTCCATGGTGACCCCAAGCAACCCAACATCCTTGAAAACCAGGGTGAAGGGAAATCGATAGTCAACCACGTCTTGGCGAAGAAAACCTTCACCACGCATGAATATCGATTGAGCTACAGGTGCACCCTCTCCTCTATCCTCATTCTCAACAACATCTTCAACTATAACCTTGTCACCAACTCCTCTACTGTAGATGACATAGAATTTGTTCCCTTTGATTCTACCTGGTTTGAACGTAACCCCACTGTCCCTGCAATCTCCTTCAATGCTAACACTGTTGCTTCTCTTCTGGGCACCACCCCAAATCCCAAATTCTCAGTGCGATCAGCCACAGGCTCCACCCACAAAAAGCTAGCACTCGTGCTTACCAACGAAGACGCTGGTTTGATGAACGTGGACTCTCTGGCCATTGTCGCCATTTCCCGACACACCCACAAACTCTATGTAGTCTATGAATCTGACAATCTCAAGGCCCAATTCCAAGCGCGCTTTCAACTGGATAAACTGCAAAATCAAGCCAGGGATCCACCCCGTCCTGAACATGCAGTCGAGACCAGCAAGACGTGCTCCCCTCTCCTGGAACAACTCACCTCAACCTTCACTGACCCTGATCATGACCCAGATGTGGACCTTCTCTTCCCGGTTCAACAACCACCTGTTCCAGTCTCTGTTCCAAACCCTGGTCCAATCAAAGCCCAGACCCCAACCAAGAGCCCTGACCCCACAACCAGCAATCCTAAACAGGACGCAGATGCGAGCCCGGCCACCAAATCCAAACCGGACGTCGCGAAACCCTCGGATCTCAACCAAGGTCCGAAACAGGCCCCACCTGCTGCTACCACCCCAAAACCGGTGGTACAAGATTCTGGAAAAACCCAGAAACTTGCCCTGTGCGGATGCCCCTCTTCTCTTACCTTCTGTCCCACGTGCTCCCCAAGTCGATTGTCCCCTGTCTATTCCAAGCCTGTGCATGTGGTTAAAAAAGGTACCCAACTCAGCAGTTTTTCACTTTCTGAAAACACGTTCGATTACATACCAACCACAGGTGATGGGAATTGTTTCTATCATGCTTTCTGCTACTGGACCAAACGGATAAACCAGACAGAAAGCACCTCTCTTCCCTCCTTCAATGTTTCTCTCCGTCAATTTCTCACCCACAACTATCTCTCCAACAATCACACAAACAACCAACTCAAGAGTCTCGAATCTCTGGACACGGAAGGGGTTAAAAACTACGTGCAAGGTGTCTCAACCAATGCATGGGGTTCCCTCACCGAAGCCACAGCACTCGCAGACCTCTTGAACCTGGTTGTTCATGTGGTCACTCTCAAACCCAGTACTAACACCTGGGGACCCAGTTCCTTCTCAGTAGATCACCAGCAAACAATAGCTCCCTTACAAGACCAGTCACTGATAGGTAAACTCCCGGTAGTCTATTTAGGATTCCACGGTAACCATTTCGTCAGTCTTAGACCTGTTTTCCCTTTCTCGACCGATTCCAGTTTTCCCCCTCTTGGTAGAAAACCCCCAACAGGAACCCAAAAATTTGTCCGCTCCAAGAAGGTTAGAGATCCAGTAGTTCCAGATGTAGCTAAGACCCCAACCCAGGAAAGCACCAAACAGGAACCCACACCGGTAGATAAACCAGTCGAAACCAAGAACGTAGATGAAGCTAGTCAATCAACTCCTGCTGCAGTCAGCCAAGAGTGCAAACCCGAAACAGGTAGTGAGAATTCCGAGCTCCCAGGCCCAATAGACGCACCCACACCAGTCAGTCCCAACCCTCTAGAAGATATTAGCAAGCCCATAGAAGTGAAACCCGTAGACGACCCTGCCCCAACCGCGGAACCAACCGGAAGTTCCGACAAAACCCCAGAACCTACGGACAGTGCAAAACCAACCACTGCTCCCGGCTCTGCGGACAATACCCCAGTGGCCCCGACCCCTACCACCGATCCAGAACCAGAAGGATCGAAACCAGTAGGTCTATGGTCAGACTCTGAAGATGACGAAAAGTCTGAAACAGAAACCTGCCCATGCAAGGAACCAAACTCCTTGACCTCCCTCCTCTGTAGTATAGGATACCCTAGTGAAATCCTCACCCAAGTTATCCACACCAAACACTCCTGTAGGGTCAACGAAACCTGCCTTAGGAATTTGTCTAAAGCCCTAAACACCGCAATAGTCCAAAGAACTGTTGTAGTCACACCAAACCCCCAGGGTAAAGATCAAATAGTCTACGCCAGACCCGTTACATACGGAAAAGGCGCCACCAAGGTTAACCTTGATGTTGAAATTGACGTTACCAAACTAGACAGTCCCAAATGGTCAATGTCCGGTGGTCCCGCCCAATTCAACAACATCAAGCACCTTGAGGACTTGTTAGATCCCTCTATCCTGGTACACCCAGTTAGCTGGTCCAGGCACGGCATATTAGTTCATGTTCCTGCCGACGGTAAATGTGTATACTCAGCTTTAGAAGCATCTGCACGCATGTTAAACTTGCACAATAGGTTTAGAGTAGTCACGAACTTACTTAGAGAGGACCAAAATCACTTCAATGTACCAGCACTCGACGACGACTACCAAAAAGTCTGTGATCAACTGGCCTGTGCCATTAATGTTCACAAAGACTTTTCCGGTAGTAGACCCGTCAGGTTCCAGTGCACTGAAGATGACCCCAAGTTCACATTAGACATACTAGTACATCATATGCATGCCCATGCCTTTCTCCCCTCCCACCAAAGTATAGATACCACAGTAGGAGCCGCGCGGAGGATAGCACAGGTCTATGCTAACATGGCCGGTGGAGTATCCTTCGCACCTAACTTGACCCCTTTTCACACTGTTCCCCAAGCCTACCTAGACCTTACCACACACTATATCAAACCCGCGGATGAATCCTACAAAACCGTTGAAGAACCAACTGAAAGACCTTTCTTCGCCGAATCCATCGGACTAAGACCATATGATGGCTTCCGACTCGCCGAAGATATAATTTCAGTTCACTCCAATCTGGTTCGCTCTGGAGAGGAATTTGGTTCTTTAGCACCCAAAAACATCTCCCAATTACAACCCCGTATGTTACATAGTAGAGCTAAGATTAACATACCAAACCTGATCCAACCACTTAATAAGAACCGTAGACCAATGGACGACGAAATCCACCGTCATAGGTATATGCACTCCCAGGGTATTGACTTCCTAGCCAACAGCCCCGCACAAGAGTTACGCACAGCGCACTCTAGGTACATTACATCCAAAGGTATTAAATTAAATGCATCGTCTAGGCAATTAGCTAGTAGAATAGCCAACAATTTCATTTCTAGGTATATGACAGTACTCTCCGATGATCCCCACGAAGAATCTGAAACACTCAATGAAGCACTTTCAGATGCCCTTCGGAAACACTACCCCGATAGAGTTAGAGATTTTTCAACTTTTGATCCACATAGAATTAATTTCTTTATGAAAGAGATATTCAAGGTATCCAGGTCTCATACCACGGATGAAACCAAAGCTGGGCAAGGTATATCCGCTTGGGATCCCACCGTTGTATCTCTCTTCCATACCCTCATGCGTATCATGAGCCGTAGGTTTTCTAGATCCCTTAAAACCAACGCTGTGTTCAACAATAGGTTGACACAAGTCCAACTAATCTCCAAAGTCCAAACTGCCATGTCCACAATTCACCATTCAGCGATAGGTGGATACATGGACGGCACCCAGTTCGATTCCTGTCAGAACGCCTTCACGCAGGAAATTGAGCGAAACATACTAACTTTCCTTGGTATGCCCCAAGAGGCTGTTGAGGCTTACTATTCTATTAGGAACAATTATCTACTCTCTTCTGCAACCTTCTCAGCTCTCATAGATGCCGCTAAGACTTCTGGAGAACCCGGCACTCTCCTTCTCAATACTATATTGATGATGTGTCTCACCGCGTGGTTACTTAGGACTAGGACTGTACACTCTGTCATTATCGGACAAGGTGATGACTGTTTTATTTATGGCGTAGGTCTTTACTTAGATGAGGATCGACTCTCAGACGTAGGTAATTACACGAAGATGAAACTTAAGTGTCAAGTAGGTGGAAAAATCTCCTTCTGTGGCATGAGTTACAACAACGGTAGGTTCTATTTAGATTTAGAACGTAGGTACAAGAAACTAGTCGGTACCACCTACAGGGACTACCCCCACTTCGCGGAAGTACAAAACGCAGTCCGCGATTTTCTGCTTGATGTCAAGCGCTCCCACACTGACGGAATCTCCTCTACTATCCAGGCTAACATCTCTGTCTCAGAAACCCACCCAGACTACCAACGTCAGTTTGAATACCAACTAGAGATATTCCTAGCGTTAGAATCAATAGCCCACCTCAATAGGAGTCAGTTCTTAGAGCACTTCAAGCCTATCTCTATATCCCGCACCTACCCTCTTTGAACACTAACATCCCAACTAACTTAGTCCATGGCATCCTCTAGTAGCAATAGTTTAGACCTCCTCCCTGTAGAAATTAACAAGACCTCTATCTCTGCCCTGGTTACTACAGTCATCAGAAACCTCCACAACATGCGCAAACTTGTGCTGTTCTACGGGGCAACTGGAGTCGGTAAAACCACCTCCCTACCCTATCACTTGTCTACCCACCTTGGTAGAATTCTTGTCCTCGTAGATTCTGTAGCTCTCAAGAACTCCCTCTCCTCTTACATGGCCAAGGCTACCGACGTTGTGTATTTAACCAAACTTGAATACGTACTGTCACCAGTCAACGGTCCTGTACTAATTGACGAGAGCCACCAACCAGATCATCTCACGCAACATCTGGTCAGGCGCGTCGCAACTCCACAAACCTTCTTTCTCACCTCAGCCACCTCTTCTCATTTCTCTGCTAATCCCAAAGATACACTATATCCTATTAAGGAAATATATGATGATAGATACACCCTAGAGGCTATTTTCAAATGTAAGCCCCTTCCCTTTCTATCCCCGGGATCATCTGGTTACCGTACTTGTGTCTTTGCACCTAACGACAGAGACGCTGTGTCCTTGGCCTCCAAGTACTCAGGTATACCTGTATTTAGTGTCACAGCCGCAAATTACGACAAACAGATTCCACTGATTAAGGCCACCAAAGGGCCCATATTAGTCTTCTCCTCCCCAGTCATGCAAACCGGCGTTACTGTAGACTTAGACGTAGTTATAGACCTAGGACTGTCCAACAGTGTTTCCTTTGAAGTTAAGAAGAAGCTCTCACACATAAACGTCGCCCGTGTCAATTCCACTTTCCTCGAGCGCATACAACGCAGAGGTAGAGTGGGTAGACTCAGACGAGGTATATATGTAAGTGCTAACAATTCTTTCTCCAAAGACACTGTGGTCCATCCCTATTTCCAAGAACTATACCAACGTCTTTCCAAACCCATAGGTCCTAAACTTAGAGTCCAGCTACTTTCCCAGTACCACCCGTATGTAACGGATGACCTCCTGGATGAAAATGGTTTAACCATATCATACTGGAATAATCCAACCCAGCCCTGTACCAAGTTACCTTCCCATATCCAGTACTCATTTGACGATGCTAAACTCTACCACGCCAAGTGGTGGGATCACACCGTTAAACCAAGTACTATTTGGGCAGAACTTGTTACGTCCCAGGTCCCGGAAACAAAGCCCAGTACTAAGTAGCACACCCAAACTTCCTGTTTTAGGCCCCATAGCCACCCCAGCAGAAGAGCCAAAGTTGACACCTGTTGTGGAAGATAAGTTCAGCACAACCATGGGTACCTCTGTGGTCAACCCAGTGGACAACGGCGCCTCCTCCAGCGACGGTACGGCCCTTAGCTCCAAACCAGCCCCGCCCGTAGCTTCCGATACCCAGCAACAACTCAACGCTATCACCTCTAGGACCCACAATGATAACGCCCTAGAAAAGATTTATGGTGATAGTGATAGTAAAGTAGACTTAGATGGTATCACTGATGGTGAAGTAGAACAACAATTCCAGCCCGAGAACCAGGCACAGCCCTCTATATCTGACCAGACTAAATTTAGCTCCACCCTATCCTTCACTCCCCTCTTAGACTTCAAGAACAATCCTGTCTCCCGATGTAACACCATTAGTAATGACAACCTGTCTCGATGTCTCAGTAGTGCTTTCCTAACATTTCGAGGGGCCTCAAAGATACCACTCGATGAAGGTAAGCGCCAAATCCTCTTCAACACTGCTTTAGCCTGGCACATAGCAGAGTACCGACCAACGGCCGTCACCCACGGCAAGATACTGGACGTAGATGCCCAAGTCATCTATGACGCCCTTATCAACAAGGACCGCGGCATTACAATTCGCCGCATAGCCAGAGCTTGGTCGCCAGCTATTAGCAATGTTCTCTACTCCTATGCTAATCTCACCCCACCTGTCTTCACAACCCAATGCAATGACACCTTTGCTGATCCTCACACTAGAATAGCTGTAGCCCCCTTCTTCTTTGATGGAATAGACCCCGGTATTATCCCAGTGAATCTCTCCCGTCTTGTCGCCACTGGTCTTGCATACTCCAAGCGCCAAGCGACCAACTCCCCCTACTCTCTCCATAAACGACCAGCCTTTGTCACTCAGAAAGCTGAGGACCTCAACATGGCCATGCAGTTCACAGGATAGACTCAGACGTGTAGTTATTCACTTCTACCTTCCTCCTTCTTACTCTAGGACGCAATGGCCGGATCCTATAGTAGCCCCGGGTCGGTTAACTACGCCAAACTTGGACAGTGGTACCGCGCCTCCGACTTCTCCAGCTTTCTGAACGTGGCCCAACAATCGGCCTTCAACGTCCAGACTGTTAGAGACGGACTCCGGGATGCCTTCAATAGTATCCCCTCTGCCGCCCCCTTCCAACTCGCCACCAGGTTCCCTGATGATGAAGCCTACGTCAGCGGGTTCAAAGCCAACTGGAACCAGCTCATCACCCAGATGACCACTTCCCTCTCTTACAAGCCCTCTATAAAGGACAGTAAGAACAAGACAGTGGACATAACGGACCCCGGTGTCGACAACGATGTGGTGCAGTCCTTCTATCAAGCAGTGAAAGCCATGAAAGAGCTCCTGCTTGCTCCTCCCCCGAACGACTCTCTGTTTGTCAGGGACAACTTCGAAGCCTTCTTCCGTCTAACCTGGTCCCCATGACTCCCTCCCCCTTAAGGAAGGAAGTACAAAGGCCCAGAAACTACACCCTGACCTTGTGAGTGAAGGTCCATGCCCGGGTAAGG